CAACAGATTCAGAAACAGGAGAGGTATTACGATACCCAGCAGGACATGCGAAGGCTGGAAGGCCACTATTTAAAAGGCGGTTTATCCCAGCAAGATTATCAGACAATCCTTATTTGGCAGAGTCGGGTGACTATGAAGCGATGCTACTCTCCATGCCAGAGCAGCAAAGAAGACAACTCCTTGACGGAGATTGGGATATTAAAGAGGGTGCGGCGTTTACTGAGTTTGATCGCAGCATTCATGTTGTTGAGCCTTTTGACATACCTCACAATTGGGTTAAGTTTAGGGCTTGCGATTATGGTTATGGCAGTAAGTCTGGGGTTATTTGGTTTGCTGTTGCACCTGATGAACAACTTATCGTATATAGAGAGTTATATGTCTCTAAAGTCCTTGCCACAGATTTGGCAGATATGATACTGGATGTAGAAGCGGGTGATGGAAGTATTAAGTACGGTGTATTGGACAGTTCTCTCTGGCATAAGCGAGGTGATACTGGACCATCTCTAGCAGAGCAAATGATTGGTAGAGGATGCAGGTGGCGTCCATCAGACAGAAGCCGTGGTAGTCGTGTAGCAGGTAAGAACGAAATACATAGACGATTGCAAGTAGATGAATTTACAGAGGAGCCTAGACTTGTATTCTTTAATAGCTGCACAAATACAATATCACAACTACCAGCCATCCCTTTGGACAAGAAAAATCCAGAAGACATTGATACGCATAGTGAAGACCACTTGTATGATGCGTTGAGATATGGTATAATGTCCAGACCAAGATTTAGTGTATTTGATTTTGATACGGGGCATGGCCCAAGAAACAGTATGCCTGTTGCAGACAGCACGTTTGGATATTAACATGAACATAATTTGGTCATTAATAGTAATAGCATGTATGGATAGTCAATCTTGTGTGAAACAAGACATTCAATGGTTTGAAGAAAAGTATCAATGCGTAGCAATGAAGGCACTACACGAAGAGTTACCTGTAGACGGTGATTGGAAAACTATAGACTACAAATGCACTATAGTTGGAGCAAAGGAAGCGTAATGGCAGAAGATGAAATTATGATTGAAGATGATGCAATCGCATTGGAAGATACAGAGGATTCTGTAACGGAAGATAGCGATGTAGCAGGTATGATTCCATTTATTATGGACCGATACTCACGATCAGAAGATTATCGTTATCAGGATGAAGAAAGGTGGCTACGAGCATATCGTAACTATCGTGGCTTGTATGGGCCAGATGTTCAGTTTACAGAGGCAGAAAAGTCTCGTGTATTTATTAAAGTAACAAAAACAAAGACGCTGGCAGCTTACGGACAAATTGTAGATGTTCTATTTGCTAACCAGCGTTTTCCTTTATCTGTAGAGCCTACTGAATTACCAGAGGGTGTAGTAGAAGATGTTAGCTTTGATCCTAAAGAGCCAGAGCAACTGCGTGGAGAAACTGCACTGTCTACTAGCCCATACGGTTTTGCAGGTGATGGCAATGATTTAGAACCGGGTGCTACTGCACAAACACTACAAGAAAAGTTAGGTGTAGTACAAAACAAACTAGAGCCTGTACAAGATAAACTTAAAGAAGGTCCGGGTAAAACACCTACAGCAATTACATTTAGCCCTGCTATGATTGCAGCTAAGAAGATGCAAAAGAAAATACATGATCAGTTAGAAGAGTCAGGAGCATCTAAGCATCTACGTAATGCAGCATTTGAAATGGCATTGTTTGGCACAGGCGTAATGAAAGGTCCATTTGCTACAGACAAAGAGTATCCTAACTGGGGAGATGATGGTGAATATAGTCCAATGTTTAAGACCGTTCCACAGGTTGAGCATGTATCATGTTGGGATTTTTATCCAGACCCTGATGCAAATAACATGGACGAAGCGCAGTTCGTAATACAAAGACATAAGATGTCACGCTCACAGTTGCGTGGTCTAAAAAAACGTCCATACTTTCGTGGTGCAGTAATTGATGAGTGCATTATGATTGGTGAAAATTATACCAAAAAATATTGGGAAGACGATCTATCTGACTACGCACCAGAACATGGTATTGACAGGTTTGAAGTTCTTGAGTATTGGGGTATGTGTGATACCGAAATGCTTTTGGATCAAGGCGTAGAAATACCAAATGAGTTACAAGACTTTGATGAATTGCAAGCAAACATCTGGGTATGTAATAACAAACTTATCCGTATGGTGCTTAATCCATTTAAGCCTAGCAAAATTCCATATCATGCTTCACCGTATGAACTAAATCCGTACTCATTCTTTGGCATTGGTATTGCAGAGAATATGGATGACACACAAACATTAATGAATGGCTTTATGCGTATGGCTGTTGATAATGCTGTGCTGTCAGGCAACTTGATTGTAGAAGTAGACGAAACAAACCTTGTGCCGGGTCAAGACTTGTCATTGTATCCGGGTAAGATATTCCGTAGACAGGGTGGCGCACCGGGTCAGGCTATCTTTGGCACTAAGTTTCCCAACGTATCTAGCGAAAACATGATGCTCTTTGATAAGGCACGTGTACTAGCAGATGAAAGCACAGGCTTTCCATCGTTTGCACATGGACAGACAGGTGTATCAGGTGTAGGTCGTACTGCATCTGGTATCTCTATGCTTATGGGAGCAGCACAGGGTAGCACAAAAACAGTTATTAAAAATGTAGATGACTATTTGCTGCGCCCACTAGGCGAAGGTTTCTTCCGCTTTAACATGCAGTTTGATTTTGACAAAGAAATTAAAGGTGACTTAGAAGTTAAAGCACGTGGAACAGAAAGTCTCATGGCTAACGAAGTACGTAGCCAGCGTTTGATGCAGTTCTTGCAGATTGCAAGCAGCCCAGCACTTGCACCCTTTGCTAAGTTCCAGTATGTAATCCGTGAGATTGCAAAGTCTATGGATTTAGACCCCGACAAAGTGACCAACAATATGGATGAAGCCGCACTACAGGCAGAGATTATGAAGGGGTTTCAACAGGAACTGCCGCAACCGGGGCCACAAGGCCCACAGGCAGCAGCTAACCCTCTTGACCCTACAGGTGCAGGTGGCGGCACAATAGGCACTGGACAGGCTCCTGTGCCGGGTGAACAAGGATTTAGTGGAAATGGACAAGTACAAGCACCGCAAGCAGGTGGTCAGCCGCCTCAAGCCAATGACCAACAGCAACCCCCAGTGGGAAGCGTTCAATAATTACATAGATATTCTTATTGAAGAACAACATACTTCAATGGAACAAGCAGAACACTCTACTATAGTGTATAGATGTCAGGGTTCAGTATTAGCACTACGTAAATTAAAACAATTACGGGATGAAGTAAACAATGTCTGAAATGGCACTACCAAAACCTAAACCTTCTAAAGCTGTACAACAGAAGTTAAAAGCAGAAGAAACTGCTGCGTATGCAAAAAATAAAAAAAGAGTAATAGAGCATTTAAAAAAACGTGGTCTTAGAGATGTTGCTATTGCAGGTATTATAGGTAACATTGATGTAGAGACAGGCGGTACTTTTGATTTTCAACAGCGTCAAACAAAATCTGGCGATCCACGTGATCCTAATGTTACTCCCGGTGGTGCGTATGGTTTATTTCAATTTGATGATCCTGCCTCTGGTGCAGCAGGACATGAGACTTGGTATAAACAGTATTTAGAAAAAACAGATAAAACAGATAGTCTAGAGTCTCAACTAGATTATGCTCTTGACATGATTAATGCTGGGGAAGATACAAAAGACCCTTTTTATGAGTTTTCTAGTAATATTGGTTCAAGAAATGCAGGTGTCATAAAAGGTTATCTTGAAGTAAGTGATGATCCTAAACAAGTTTCAGATAGTATTACAGATAGATTTCTAAACCCCGGCGTAAAACACTCAAATAAAAGAAGAGAATCA